CCCTTTGATAATCTGATTCAACTCTGAGCGATGAAAGCATTTTTTCTTTTTTAACGCCTCGCAAAATGTGCGCGTGTCCTCGACATTGCTACCTTGATACCTATACCATTCCCAGCCGAGGTCTTGCGTCATCACCTCATTCACCGTCGCACTATATTGGTTTATTGCGTCAGTGGTAATTTGCTTCGTGAACTTTTGCAGCTGCCCCTCGATACGCCCAGCCTCGGAATCGTAGCCAGTGATGTAGTTTTGCAACTCCGTCGCAAGTTTTGAATAGCTGCCGCCAGTGGTGACATACGTGTTTATTATCTCGCGCACGGGGTTGATTAAATTCGCCTCAAGCCCTGCCTCCGTCAAGCCATCAAGCACCAGCGACACTGATTGCTTGCGTATCTCCTTCACTACCGTCGGCGGCTTGAATTTTTTCTCAAGTGCTTTGAAATATGCCGCGTTTAATGTGTCTACTTTTTGATATGTTTGAGCAAACGCTTCGACCGATTCCATGTAGTCGGTATCGTCGAAAATGATGTCGTAAATATCGGACTTAATGCGCCCGAGCAGACGTATATTTTTCGCGCTATTGGTTATCGTGCCGCCTTGTATCTGCAATTCTTTTTGAAGCAGAATAAGACGCTCATAGATGCGCCGCTGAATCTCAGGTATGCCGTCCTGAAAATCAATGATGCCCTTGTCGATAGCCTCGAGCGTGGCGTTCAGTTCCTTGTCGCCCGTCATGCGTTTCCGTTATCGTCCGAGCCGTTGTTATCGTCCGAGCCGTTTCCGTTGTTATCACGTATCTCAATCTGCGCAGCAGCGTTCACCGTCCTCATTTTCTCGTCCGCAAACCTACGCAACACTGCCAGCTTTTGCTCGCTTGTTTTATCGCCAAATGCAGCGTCCTCCTCATAAGCGCGACGAACAAAATCGGTGATATAACTCGAAATAATATAGTCTTGTTTGCTCGCGCCGCGATTGCTTACACGCATCGCCTTCTCATCCTCCGTCATGCCACTCATAGGGTCAAGGTCATACGCATCGAATAACTGCCTTTGTAATTTTGGCTGGTCGACAAATCGTTTTCTGATTAACTCTTTTTCAATCTGTGCTAAAACTGCATCGTTGATGCCTGAATCTTTTGCCATTTTCATCTCCTCCACGAGATACCCAGCCCCTACAACATCGAACGTATTCGGGATAAGCATCTTCGGCAGCATCGTCATAATATCCACGTTCATATCCTTATACCTCCACCTTGCGCAGAGGTCAGCGATGCCCTCGTATATGCGCGCGATATCAGTCGCAACGCCATAGAATGTATTGTTCGTCTCGTCTCTGTCGTATGCCTTAGCAACGCCACTCTGTGCCGCTGGTGCAACATCAAGAAACTGCATGTTAACCGCTGCAAGTGCCTTATATCGGTAGCCTTCAATTCTGTCAGCTTGCAGCTTTGCTATCTCAGTCTGCTTTTGAACGTAGCCTGCTGGCGGCGTTGGTGCTGCACTCTCGCCCATGTTCTCCTTCGCTGGTCTGATGCGAATGATGTCGAACGGACTTGATGGTATTTGCCCGTTCACGCATCCAGTATTTGTGCATCGCATTTTCTTATTGTCGCGCGTGACATACCTCATGCCATTACACGAAGGACATTGCTGGTCTTCGTATATCCACCTGGTGCTATTTTGGTGCATCGTAATCTCAGCGCGCAAGTCAGAAAATTCCACCGTCGCAACATTCAACCACGGCAAAATTCCGCGCATGCGGCTCTGATATTCGATATAAGGCTGCGCACCCTCACCGATAAACCCTTCAATCTCCTCCTCCTCAATCACACCGCCGAGCGCAAAAAACGGCACTACATCGAGCGGCATAGGTATCTCCTCCACGAGTTCGACCTTGTTGTACTTGCCGACCTTCCACTTCGCGAAACGCTGCTTGTCAATCGAGTAATACTCGTGCTGCGCCTTTTTTATGTACTGACCAAAACGCTTTGAATACTCATAAAGCTCCTCACTGCACCATATCAGCATCTCGTTATCAACGACTTTCAAAATGTACGGCGTAGGTATAATCGTCGCATACGGTTTGCGGTACTCCGTTGGCGATGCTGGCTCTTTTGCCCATACCACAACCTGAGAATTTGCGCCTATGATATACTGCTTCAACGCAATGTTAAAGCACCAACGCATCAGGCTTTTTTGACTGCCAAATTGATACGTTAAAAAATGCTCGAGCGTCTCGTCCTCTGCAATCTGTGGGTACTCGTTCGGCGGAAACTTCACAACGAACCCATCAGCACGCTGTATCTTTTGCAGCGAGTTCATGATGCGCTCAAAAATCTCACAAAAAACTGGCTGATACGTTTCGCGACGGTAATCGCGCACCTCCGGGTGTTCGTTCGGTCGCAGCTTGTCGATTAACTCCGCAGGGTAATCGTCATCAGAATAGTATTTGAAATTTGTGTACTCCTCAAAGCCCTCGGGCTTCTCATTTTTTTTGCGGAGTTCGGTAATCAATTCCGCAGTGACAAAGTTTTCCATCAGATAGTATGGCGCGTTGCTTCCCAACGCTTTTTATTTTCGCACTTGTAAACGTGTCGCACGTTCATGCGCTTGCCATGAATTTGTGCCAGTAGGTCGTAGTTGTTTTTTTGCACCTCGTTAATCACCGCGCCGCCGATACTCACGCCAGCGTACTCCGTTAGGTCGCGCAGGCGTAGCCGCTCTTTTGAATCGAACGGCCAGTATGTCGGCAGATAGGGTGTCATGTGAGGCTTTCTTTTTTGTTGTGACATTGCAATCCACAAAGGTAACTCATCGGGTATACATCCACCAAATTCAATAGGCTTAACCCTGATATTTGTGAAATTATCACGCCACGCATCGAATAAAACGCGGTTTTCGGAATCTTGTTGCCAAAAAATAAACTCGCTGTGCACGTTCCACACCTCCGCATCAGCGTCTAATTGATACGCCTCGCGCACCTCGTCAAGCACCGCCCACTGCTTATGTCCTTCGGGCGCACTTGCAAAGGTCGTCATGCCCGAGTTTTTCACGGCAAAATTCACTCCCTCGAGTTCCTTAATCACCTCCGCAAGCCTGCCGTTATTGGTTGCGACAATATCAACATCGAGAAACAAGGTCGTGTCAAACGGCGTAAGGTCGTACATGTGGCTTTTTGCTTTGATATAGCACGTTTTGTCACCCAGCGTGATACATTCGTCAGGTATCGCAATAAACTCGCTAAAAAACGCCCTATATTCGTCAGTGATATGCTTGTAAGTGTTGGCATCATGCACCAACGCAATGGGTAAATCGATGCCATTCGCACGTATCGAACACGCCAAAGTACATGCCATCTTAGCGTAGTTGCCGTGTCCTATTGCTATCAGGAGTATTCCCATCATCCGCAGTTGCTATTTAATTCATCAAAAGGCGTTTCGTAAACAATGAAATCAGCAGGCCATTGCGACACTGGCAGCATCATGTTTGGAAACTGGTTGTTATATTCATTCTCAAATGTGACTTCGATATTATCAAAAAATATCTTATCATGATTCAACGCAACAACAAGATTTTCGTGCATTTTCTCACTCATTATGTCAGTTATTGCCTGATATTGCCTGAAAAGTCGTGCAAAAAGTTTCTGCCGCGTGCCATCACTGCGAACATAAACCTCTTGCTCAGTATTGATAACTGGGTTTTTCAAGTATATCGGTAGGCGAATCTTGTTATACCACGGAATACCAATAACTGGACGGTCGAAATAGTGAAACCCGAATGCATCCTCGTCCACGTTATAGTATGTTATCGCAGTGGTAAAACATGGGTCAGTGATTTTTGTGAAACATTCGTTTGAGCCGTACCCCAAAACATTGTCATCAAAGTTTGTGAAAATTGTTAGCGTAAAGCAGTCGCCGTCATTGTAAACATTGCCGAGCGTGCTGCCCTGAAATTCGAAAAACAAAGCGTATAAACCATTCGTCAACACCTCGCCGTATATTGTCACTCCAGTCACTTGCGTACTTACGTTATTGCTCACCGTGTAAACTTGTACCTCAGTCGCAGGGTCAGTGGGTATACGCGTCGGCTGGAATACGTTCATCTGAAAACTCAAATCAGAACTGAATCTTATCGGATAACAGACAAACGGCGGTGCAATACACGCGTTATCCGTTACCCATGTCTGCGAATCGAATGTCACAAAGCTATTGCGCGCTCCTGATGATAGTGTCATCTTGCTAAAAGTATTTTACAGTCCGCAAGTCCATCCTTCGGACTTAATTCGAGCGATACAATGTACCCCTCATAGTTTGTCGCGCCACACGAAAACGCCACGCGCCCGTATGGATTCGCCAGTAGTGCCTCATATTGTGCCATTGTCATAGGAGCATCGAATGACGCAATGATTGTCTCCCATAGTGGGTCAGCTTGCCCCGTGAGGATGTCATCCTTATCAAAACTTTGATTTTCTGATATGACTTGCGATTCAGGTGAGCATCCGACCATCTGACCCTGCGCCACATAGTTGCCCGTGCCACTGCTAAATTCTACCGTGTCGCTCTGCCAAATAGGTCGCGCAGCACAAACAGACTTAAACCAGTTCAACATCATGCGCGCAGGTGTGAGGCGATAGTTCATGCGCGTCGCTGGTGAATAGATATTCGCAGCACCAGCATCTATGCCACGTACCGCTGACGGTGGATTGAACTCAGTATTAATCAAAAACAAATCATTATCATAACGCCAGTCTGCCGTACCCGTCTTGCCTTGATTTTTACGCCTCGTTATTTCAATCGTATACCCTCCCGTAATAATGTCGCTCATTAAGTCAAGCATAAGCTGCGAGTTCTGCACGTTGCGGCGATATTGCCGCGATGTGTTGACCTCATCAAGGCCATTATATTCCTCAGCCTCCCACTTGTTATATCCGACATCAATGATGCCATAAATCAAATCTTTTGCAGTGTTGAATTGCACCGTGCGCACACTGCCGAGGTCAATGACATTTGCATTACTATAAAACGTATCAAGGTCGCCAACGAGCAAGGTCGTCTCGTTGTTTATGAAACCCCAGCCGTGGTTGAACATCTTACGCGTGCCGTCAAACAATTTCGCCCAGTTCAAAAATAACTTCGGCGTGTTCGGAACTGTAACCTCGCGAATGTGCAGGCCATTTGTCAAGTGATAATTTGTAAAGCAGCTAATCGTAGTATCATTCGTGACTTGCACATCAAAGCAGTCGCCGACATAAGGCTTTGCAAGCCATTCATAAACCCTATCAAGGCGGTAACTCTTTGCGGTCGTTGGGTCGCACGCCGAGTCAAGTGCCATCTTAAAAAATGTCACATCGTCGTAATTAATACGAAACGCAATAGGATTTGCGCCACCAGCTAAAGCGAAAGGTGTCAATGCCGTAAAAACGTGAAACATAAGCGACTCGCTCTCAGGCTTATAGGCTGGCGTGTTGTTGTATGTAATATCAAAATTTGCAGTATCTTGTACGTTTGCAGTTATCACACGACCAACACCACCAATACTTTGCCCGTCTATCACGGTGTAAGTCCCTGACTGAAAATCATATTTTGCAAGCACTAAGGTCGTTGTCAGTGCCGCGTTAAACTGGGTTAAAATCTGAAACTCTCCCTTAATTCTATACGTTATCGTCGCATCAGCATCCAAACAATTTAACGGGTCAGAGGTGTTCTCCCAAATATTCAGAAACTGACCATAGTCGATATAGTTTTGTTTAAGATTCAAATCAATAGCTAAATTCGCTGGAGTTGTCACAACATCCGCAGGGTTTGCATTCATCGCAACATCGTTAAACTCATTCAGCACCAACTTCGGTAAGTATATCGGAAAATAAAAATACTTGGTTAATACTGGAAGTGCCACATTTTGTACTGGATATATCTTATCGTCTCCCTCATTTACTGCCTGATTGACAACAAAAATTTCTTGCCCGTCTATTGTCACGTTGTCGCTCACTATCGGAGTAATCGCGTTGCCATCCATGTCGACCGTCGAATCTATGTCAACATCTTGGTCTAACCTCGTTAAAAATATGTCAGAACACCGCTGATTGATGACATCGCAAGTGATAAAGCACTTATCCCCACACTCACGCTTATACGTGTTAAAATCAAATTTACCCTGAAAAAAATCGTACAAAACACCATCACACTGATACTCAATTTTCAACTCCATTCTGCCATCCGCGCCATAAATGTCGTACTCAGTTTTCAAAATATCATACCCCTCACCGTAATACTCAAGGCCGCCAGTGTTTATCGAGGTGATAATGCCGTGGCTTACCATGTTGCGCGTAAATTGCACACTGATGCTATCACCATTCACTGGCTCGTCTATCGAAGTCTGCACACCGTTGCGGTCAATTATCGTCCACGTGTATATCATGCGGTGAGCCTTAGTTTTTTATTCAAATATGTAACGCGACTATTTTCGCGCATAACGTGCTTCGTGAAGCCGCGCTCGTCGAGGTTTATCACAACCTTGCTGCTGCCCTTACCTCCACCAATAACACGACCTAATCTATCATAGTCGAAGCCTATCGCATCGCTGCCGCCTCTGCTAAGTTCTTCAATCACTGAGTTCGCAAGCCTCGGCGACACCTTACGGTTATGTATCGCGGACAAAGCACCCCAGTACTCAGAGTTAATCGACGCAGGCACGACACGCTCACCATTAGACAACCACGCAAGGCCGCTGTCACTTGTGCCAGTTCCGTCAGTGATGAATTGCTCAGTACCTTTTGCGAATCTTGGAATAGGCTGCGAGGCAATAAGTGCCACCTGAGCAGCACCAGCAATACCAGCAGCAGCAGCCGCCGCTACGTTAGGTGATGGAGGCGTGGCTAACGCGCGTGACACCGCTAACGCAGTGTTAATCGTCGCCTGAATAACGTCTGCCTGCTTTTGTTGCTTGAACGCTTGCTCTTTTATTCGCTTTTCCTGTTGACGATAACGCTCCTCAATCTTTAATCGTTGCGCCTCTGTCAAGTCAATCGTTCTTAATGCCGTGTCGCGTTCCTCTTGTATCGCTCCGAGTTGCGCCTCGAGCTGACGCTGTGTGAGTTCCTTATTCGTTTGAAGCAATGTCGTCATGATGCTGGTCGCTGCGTCAGCATATTGCTGCACGTAATCAGTCTGCTTTTTCGTCGCCTCCTCAGTGTCGGTTGTTATCTCCTGATTCGCATTTTTCGCAGCCAGCACCTTTGCCGCTAACGTCGCACGATACACTTTCGCCTCCTCGTCGAGCTTGGCCTGCTCCAATTCAAGTTCCTTTAATGTTAGGCTCTCGTTCAATATGAGCAACTGCTTGCGTAACTCAATCTGCTTGTCATAGTTATCCGCAAGCATGGCAGCTATCTCGTCGTTTGTCTCTTTGCGATTCAACGCTTCCAGCTGTAACGCGGCTAATTGATTGCGAAGGTCACGCTCCTCAGCTGCCTTATTCAACTGCTGACGGCGTTCGAGGTCTTTTTCTTCATCCTCAGCATCCTTTTTTCTCTCAGCTTTTTTCTTATTATGTAGGTCTTTTTGACGTTTCAGCTCCTCATCCTTGTACTTTTTGTCGATGTCGGCAAGGTTTTGCTGATGCCCGAGAGACAATTCAACAAACATTTTCATGTAGGCATCCTCAGATATCTTGCGCTCCTCAATCATCTTATTGAGATTCGCTTTTTCGCGCTCAAATGCAAGTTTTTCAAGTGCAATATCCTGCTCTTTGCCTTTCATTTTGCGCTTGATTCGCATCTGTTCAGCATCGGCCAAAATACGGTCAGACTCGTCAACGTTTTTCTTCACCTCCTCGTTAACATCCGCTAAATCACTACTCAATACCGCTATCGCACCAATGACAAGCGATAAACCCATCGTCGCCGCCGCCATGCTCGTAGTTATCGTCACGCCCAACGCCTTGCTCGATACCGCCGCAACCTTCTGCGCCGCATCCAAAAACAACGTTTTCGCAGCACTCTGACCAGTCACTATCGTCGCCATCTCTTGCACACCCATCAGCACCGCCGTAGCCGCTTGCACCTTCATCATGGTCTTCTGCAAGTCCTCGTTTTCGTTACCCAGCAACGCCATCGCGCCCTGAGTAACAGCACCAGCAGCAGCAAGGCCACGCATAGCTGTAACCGCCGAATCAATGTACTTCGTGTCAGAGGCTAACGCCTTAACCTTCTCGCTGACATCACCAATTTTGTCTTCAAGTTCTGCGGCTCGCTTTGTCGCCTCACGCAACTCCTTCGCGCCCATGTCACCCTTAGCAATCTGCGCCTTTAACTCGCGTAACTCAGCCTTTAATGACTTGAATTTTGTCGCACCTTTCTGCGCCTCCTCGCCCATCTCAGCCATCGCATCAGCAACACCTTGCAACACCTGAGCGTTAATAGCTGCCGTGATATCCTTCGCCTCTGCCGACAACTCGCCAAAAGCAGTCGTCGTTTGGTTGACCGTCTGAATATATTCGCGCTGCTCGTCATTCAACTTCTGAATGCGTGCCGCGTCCTCTGCCGTTATCTTGCCAATCGCCTCCAGCTGCTTAATAGCAGGCTGCAAGCCATCAGTGTCAGCGACAAACTTTATTATTACATTCTCCACGCCATACTATTATCGGCGTTCGTTTGTTTGGTGTCGGCGTTGCTGCGCAGCATGTCGCCGCGCCTCATTCGCCCAAAAGAAAAACTCATACAAAGATAATGTTTTTTCATTATACTTTGCACCCATGTAGTCTATCACTACCTTTTTCAATCGCTCTCGCTGCTCAATTCCTTCGACAACGTTTGCAGTTCTAGAGCGGTCAGGTGTAGCTTCTCGATTTCCTCCACGGCTTTCAAATAAATCAGGGAACTTTCGCCTGATGCCTTCAAAAACGGTATCAATCTTTTGAGTGGTTCTGACAAAAAAAAACTCGCGTCAGCATCTTTTTTCCACGCCTCAATCTTGCGCTGGTTATACGCAAAATCATAGTGCAGCGGGTCTTCGTCCTTAGTAATAAAAACAACGCTCGCGCAGTTGAATATCACGTTCTTGCTTATCACAAAATTCAGGCGGTCTTTCAAGCGATAATTCAATACGCTCAACTGCCCGACATTGATTTTCTTAGGGTCTGCCAGCACCTTCTCAATAGCCTCGACATGCGCGAGGAGGTATTTTTTATCCACCCCGTTTTGCAACTCCTGAAAAAATGTTAATGCCTCCATGCCGCGCTGGTATGGTAGGTTATTGTAATCAGCGAACTCGTAATACTTCTCACCTCCGCAAGTAAATGCGTACTTAAGTGAAAATGTTCCTTTGCTGATTATCGGCTGCGTGTTGAACGCGCGCCATGCCTCTTTAAATCTCTGTGTCAGTGAATAACTCATGTATGTTTTTTTTGATTCTGTTATGTTCTAAATAATATCGCTCTTGCTTGCTTATCACGCGCACCGTGCGCTCGTTTTTCGTGTACCTTTTCGTCTTCGGCGTGCCGTTACATCCGCAACTTTCACCCAAATATAAGTAACCGCGCTCAGTCAAAAACTTATGTACCTCCTCAATCAGGATAACTCGAAATAATTACCGATGCCATCACCGCCAAACCATGCAGGCATATCACATGCACCAGCACCAACGGACTAAACCCGTACACCCAAAGCGCAACGGGCAGCCCATGCACCGATGACATGCACGGCCAACACGCGAATAAAGGCTTCGCCCATATCGGGTACTCCTCACGTTCGCGCATGACACGAAAAACAGAATGCTCCCACGTTAGCAAGGTGCTAAACCCTACTATCCAAAGCAGATTAAGCACCAATAAACTCAGCATTCACACGGATATAGCGCGCCCTCTGTCGCATAGTTAGCCATGAACTCAAACCCGAACGTGTCGTACTCAACATCGCATATCGTCGCAATGTGCGGCGCACCAGCGTTACCCAAAAACATCTGAAACGTAACCAACTCATCAGCGTAAGTCCAAAAGCCGTCAACATCGTCATTCTGCGTTATCACTATCTCGCCGTCGATGTCAGTTTCGTAACCGATTGCAATCTTATTCCCTGACTTAAACGTATACAAAAACGTGTACTCAGTTTCGCCCTCAAGCCCCATGTCAGAGGTTATCGTTATGCTATTTGCGCAGCCGTTAATTAGCTGCGTATATGGATTGATGCATGCCATGTCTCAGTGTTTTATCCCCCAAAAATACAAGTCAGCAGGCCACGTTTGAGACTTAAACCCGTATGCCCTAAAAATTGTATCAAAATTGACTAATGCGCGATAATCCTTTTCGGTCAGGTTGCAGTAATAATCACCAACAAACGGCGCATCCTGCGGACTGGTGCGCCTCGTTCCATGCTCAGGTCTGCCAGTCGTCGCGCACGTAAACACAAATAAGCCGCCGCTTTTCAAATGACGATTCACCACCGCAAAAAATGTCTCCCTCCAGTATTCGTCATGCTCAAAGCACTCGGTGCTTATCACCACATCAAAAGGCTCGTCACTGATAAACTCGTGACCGCGCGCGACGATATCCACATTTGCACCCTCGCCGATGTCGATGCCAGTGTAGTCGCAATTCGTGAAAAACTGCCGATTATTTCCGTTTATATCAAGGCTTCCGATATCAAGCACGCGCGTGCCGAGAAAATACTCAGGATAGGCTGTTTTGACCGTTTGAACGAAAAAACTTTGTTCTAAATGCATTTATTAATGTTTTGCGTAATACTTCCACGTGATGCCGTCGCGCTCGGCTTGTTCTATCGCCCACGGCTCGCGGCTCGTCGTACTCATCTCAGTCTCAAACCAACGCATCGGAGCAGCATAACACGCCTCAGTTGATTCGAATAACCAGTCATCGCCGAAACTCACCTTTAAATCATTCGGTATTAATGCGTATGCGCTGCGGTGCATGAACATAAAGATCCCCCAGCCATGCGGCCGCGCCTTGCACTCCTTCACATATCCAGCACTGCCACCTGCGCCGATTATTGCGTAAGGGTCGACATGCGCAACCAACTCAACATCCTTAAAAACGCGCGGCACATCGAACGTGATATCATCGTTTGCGATGCAGATGAACTCACCCTCGCTGATGGCATAGCCTAAATTCCACGACGGGTTGACGAACAAATTCTCGCTCGGTGTTATCACCTTGACCTTCGGTATCTTCGGCAAACTGTCAGGCGCATTCGCGATGACAATTACCTCGCTTACCATGTCGCAGTCAGCGTATCGCTCAAGCATGTCGACGGTGCGGTGCGACCGCCACATTGTGGGTACTATAACGGATATCATACGATGGCGAATTTAGGTAAAAAAGTATTGCAAGCATAACGAAAACAGTCAAGCAAATCAAGCTGCTGCTCAATCTTGTTACGGTCGCCCTTGAC